GTGAGAGTGAAATCCTTATAGGCCACAACGTTGCCATCCACATAGACGTTACCCACAACCTCAAGATCCTTTTGGGCGTACACATTGTTGCTAATAGTTAACTCTTCAGTCACATTCACATTCCCTGAGACATAGGCATTGCCATCAACAAGAATATCCTCGTGTGCGTAAATATTAGCGTCCACGTGGGTGAGACCATAGACGTGAACATTGATATCCTCATCCGTTTTGGGTACAAAGGTCTTATCCGTGGGGTTTGCGTCAGTGTAACCAATAGCAAATTCGTCAGTCTCCTCACGATACCCAATGACAACATTTGACAACGCGTCTGGACGATGCATCAAAATACCCAAATCAAGGGTTGTATCCGCAGATGTGTTATTTTGTCCAAGTTCAATGAGGGCATCCTTGATGGCTGTATTCTCTGTATAGATGACAGTCGTATCTCCATTAACTCTGAGATTTCCATCGACGACGAGATCACGTAAGATGGCAACATTGCCAGAAACAACCAAAACGTTTGAACCAAATTCGTCAATGTAGAGATTTGAACCAACACTCACGGTGTGTTGGGGAAGTAAGTTTGATATACCAACATTTGAATCTGTGACAAAACCAGTGCCATTAAGATCGTTACCCCCACCTACGAACAGAACAGTATTTGATGTTGCATTTGCACGATTTACGGCGAGGGAGAGGGTTGCGCCACCGACGAGAGCATTCGCGGATTCACCGGATTCTGTAATTTCCTTGGTAACTTTGTCATACATCAGAAGTACAACTTCTGGTGGTGTAAAATCAGGTCTGTTCCTGATAGGCGATAAATACACTGCGTTTTCATTTATTGTTGGAACCAGTGTATTACTCGCGTTGAAGACAATGGTATTTTCCGCCTGATCCGTAGAGTCAGGTACATGCTTACCAAACCGAATCTTGGTAGATCTCTCTACTGCGGGTAAGTTCTTGACCATTTAATATAGGGGGGTAAATTAATTTGCGTAGAGGAGCCCAGCCATTCCATTTTGTATACGAAGGATGTTGTAGTTGACGGCATAAATTGGGTCGTTGATTGGTGTCCCCTCACTCATAATCTTGGCTGACTCAATACGACTAAAATTGAGAGTGCCCGTTGGCTGGAGAGAACTCGTCATGAGGCAGAAACAGTAGAGGAAGAAGTCTGGAGATGTGACACAATTTGTGTGATAATAGCTCATCACATCAATGTAGTGTGGTTTCCCCCATCTATAGTTCCCAAGTTCAACCCCATTTATACTCAATTTCACCTTATTTGTTGGTGATGTGAGAGCGCCATTTGTGGTGGTATCGGAGGATGCGAGATACTTCACTGGGTGATTGAAGGTAAGATCTTGAACAGTTTCACCACTTGGGAGGTTCTTTTGTACTTGGGTGATGAGAAGATCGTGTGTACGCGTCGCGATGTTACCCCGCTCTTCATTGTCCAAGTAATAGTAGTTGGCATACATTTCAAAATTGTAGTCTGCCGCTTGGGAACCCCAGTGAATTCTCAATTCCACATTGTGATAGTTGAGGGCAACGAGAGGGAGCGCACACTGTGGCCCCTCACAAAAGAAGAAACGGAGGGGATAAAAGTAGGAACGTGCGTGAACCCCTGGATGTGTACCGATGGCACTCCGAGATACATTTTGGGCAAAAGTATCAATCGCAATCTTTTCCGTAAACACCGAATCCTGTGTATCGACAACAGAACCACCAATGAGCAACTCAATTTTATCGATGAGGAGATCCCACCGAGAAGTATCGAGGGCTTGGGTTGTGTCGTCAATTGTTAAGTAGATGTATCCCAAGAGATCACCCGATCTCTCAATTTGGACACTTGACATTGAATTATTTTTCACATCTCCGCGTATTGTCTGCTTCTCTACGGATTGTGAAAAATTAGAGTGTCGTTTGAAGGTTGAACTAAAAAACGATATCTCTGGGTTGCCCATAATGAACTCATCCTGAGCACCAATCGCTACAAGTTGAACAATACCCGAAGACATGGTATACTACTCTAAAGGGAGAAAATTACAAGTTTGGTTTTCTACACACAAATCTAAATACTAAAAAGTTTGCGCCATCGTCGGTTGAGTTTTTAATCGTGTTACCATTTTGATCACGAATGGTCACACTGAGACGATCGATGCGTCGAATTGGATCGATGTATTGACTTACGATTGGATAGTTATCCTTGAATGTAATGAGCGAGTTACCAGTGGCGTGGGTGGCACTTTCGGTTATGAGACTCGCGAAAGAACCTCGGAGCATACTCAAGTGCCCCTGCCCAGTCAAAACATTTGAGGCTCTGTCGTTAAAGATGGTATCCAATTCTTCCACAGAAACATAGCAATGCTCGGTCACAACATTTGAGTGAATGTGGGCAGCCAAAAGTCTCGCCTGAACCACATTTTTGAGGGGTTGCTGAAGGTGGCACGTAAAAGTATTCGCACTGGCTTGACCAATTGTGTCAATAGTTATGGTGTGATACTCGTAGTCAAGATCTGGGATAGTCTGGGACGAAGTCACCAAAGCCATTTAGTATTAGCTTAGATTAAAGATCCGCCAATTCCATCCTCAATCTCGTAGCTCGCGTGGTCTCTGACCAATTCTCTGGCACCACAGAGGCCACCTGGAGTCAAGGCCTTGCTGTACGTGCTACCATCTTTGTAACCCGCTGCGCATTCCACCTTATTCTCAAGATCAAAAAGGGACTTCTCACTGATCGCCTTGATAGTGATTGGTCTGGGTTGGTACTTACTGGTATTTTTCAACATACCGAGCACAAAGATCAAAGCGATCAAGACCATGATGGACATGATCGCATTTCGGTTAGCACGGTTGAGGTTAAACATTTATAATGTATACATATATTTTTTCTAAAGTGCGTTAAAGGTTATTGAATAGTTTCCTATTAGAGAGTAGATGGACGAAGAAATTGTCTTAGATCGTGGAAGTACCACTGTGATGAAACTTGATGCCGATGAACAGGCCCTGATGGATGAAATTGAGATCTCAACGTCGCGTCCTCAGCCTGCGCGACGACCCCAACAATCTCAAGTGCGACGCCCCCCACCACAACAATACCAAGAACCTATGGATGCCTTTGTGAATCCAAACAAACAATCAACCCCAGCAGCGCCCCAAGAAGATGAAGAAATTGACTATGGTGAAGATGAACCCATGTTTTTTGATGACGATGGACCGGGTCCACAAGAGGAGCAACCCTCCAAGGGATACAGTTCCATAGATGAAGAGAAGAGTGACCTTGTGAACAAGTTGGGTCGCCTTGAGAAGAAGGGCTTTGCTGTGAACAAGAGACTCAACGCCTACTCTAATGTTGAAGACCTTCGCACAGAAGTCAAGCGCATTACATACAGTATTGATGTTGAACAATCCGTACGCTTCTCTCGGCGTATGTTAGTGGCCTGTGTGACTGGCTTGGAGTTTCTCAATAAGCGATACAACCCCTTCGAGATCCAATTGGAGGGTTGGTCCGAGTCTGTGATGGAGAATGTGGATGACTACGATGGTGTCTTTGAGGAGCTCTACGTCAAGTACCGTTCCAAGGTCAATGTGGCTCCAGAAGTCAAGCTCATTATGATGTTGGGTGGTTCGGCGATGATGTTCCACTTGACAAACAGTATGTTTAAGAGTGCCCTTCCCAATATGAACGATGTCCTCAAGCAAAACCCAGACCTCGTGAAGAATATGATGGCTGCTGTACAGAATACAACACGCGCACCATCTGGCCCAGCGGATGCGGCTCCAGTGGGTGGTACTGGGCAGTATGAGATGCAGGGACCAGGTATTGATATTTCCAGCCTCATGGGTGGTATTATGATGCCACCACCACCACCAATGAATACGACCCCCATCCCAGTGTCCGAACAAGATGACGACGACGTCTCCGATATTGTTTCAATTTCAGGCGAGTCCACTGGGGGTGAAGTGAAGGAGGTCAACGTTGACGGCTCCAAGTCGAAGCGTGGCCGCAAAAAGAAGAAGACCGAAATTAATCTCTAAGTACAGTATAAATGATAGGCTACTGTCCATTGGAGGAAGTTGAACCTCCCGTCAGACAACAGCAAGTTGTTGTTACGCCTAAGGCTGAACCCAAGCCTGAGGTTGGCCCCGAGGAAACCGAATGTAATTACGTCGTCATGGCTTTCATTGTCGGCGTTCTATTCTTAGCCGTCTCTGATTCCATCAGGGCGTAAATTGTTATTAATTCTCCCCTCGGCTCCCCGAGGGTAAAATTAGTATGCGAATGTCGCGATTTCTGTCTGACCTCCTGTGCCGTCGTCCAAGTCAGCTTCGGCTGAAAGATCGCGTGTGATTTTTTGGAGCACACCGTCACACGCACTCACCAGTTCTATGAATATATCGTACGCATAACTTCTCGTACCATCCACATTGTAGGGTGTTATGCTTATACCACGAATACCAGTTGTCACAGTTGGACTCCATGGATAACTATTTGTTCCACCAAAGATGTTCTTTGTACCGATGGCCACATCGAGGGTTGACGCACTCCCATCCCCGGTACCTCCCTGAAGTTCAAGAATCATTGTACTCAGATCCTTGACGGTTGATCCATCGGTTCTTCTCAGAATGGCTGTCACTTTCGCGTAGAAGGCTCCAGTTCCAAATATAAGTTGAATATCTTTCGCAACACCCTCCCCCACTGAGAATGTTTTGGAATATGTCTTTCTGGACACTTCCACGGAATTGGTTATGATACCACCACCAACTTCAAGATCTGTGGACGCCGTTGCCCCACTCAGACCAATCGCGACCTGGTTACCAAGATCAATGTTACCACCAACCGCGACATCACCCACGATTTCAAGATCACTAATTATGTGGGTCGTCCCGGAACTTGTGGTTGGATTTATGTAAACATTACCAGTTGTATCTGAATAAATATTGGCAGATCCAGCAGTTGTTGTGAACTCTATGATGGCGTTTGAAGAGGAACTCTCCACCCGTGGGATACCATCGTACACGTGGAACTTTGTAGCTGGCGTGGCTGTACCCACACCCACATTACTCGTGTGGATGAGATGGAGACAATTTGTCTGTGTACTATTGTTGGCGACACCCATCACGAGACCAGTCGTACTATTATCGGTATTACTGAAACCCCGGAGGTACCCACCTTCACCATCACCAGTGTACAACAACACCCCTGTCTCTTTATTCTCACCCGAACTCTCAAGTCTCAAAAGATCCACATTTCCAGGTGTTGTATCATAAACGTGGACGTTTGAACTTGGCGCCTCTGTACCGAGGCCTAACCGACCGCTCACATCAAAACGGGCGAATTCGGAATCGGTACTATCATCAATTTCGTGAGCAAATAGCAAAGGACGACGCTCAGAACCATTCAAAAGACATCTAATAATATTACGACTTGAAGCCCCAGTGGTTGTAGAGAATTCAAAACCGGTTAATGAAAATGAACCACCACCTGCAAATTCAACATCACCATTGACAACTAATTTAGTATTAGCACGTCTACTATTGGCATCCGAACGCTGACCACCAACAACCACGATACCGTTATCACAAATAACAAGAGGTTTATCAGTCTGACCATCCATATCCTCTAAAATGTCATACAGGGTATCACCCGAAGATGTATATGTTTGGAATACGTGCTCACCCGCGATGTGTCTAATTCTGTCAGGACCCGTATCAACTGACGAAGCTTCATTACCTTTAAAGATGAGTAACTCATTTCTAGTGTAATCCTCGTTGTACCTTCGCTCAATAATGTGGGTATTGCCAAATTCATCACCGGTGAGACCCCCAAATGTAAGTTGATGCCCAATCACAACATTCCCAGCGACTTCAAGGGCACCACGAGGTACATCTGTACCTATGCCAACATCCCGAGAAGTTCCATCAATGAATAGTCCTACATCCTGAGATGCGCTCACTCTATCTACATTTCGTGTAATTCTAAAATCACGGGTACCGGTGATACCCACAGACCACCCACGTGGGTTGGCATCATCCTCTGATTGAATGTATGATGTGAAGGCGTTACCCGCGAGTACATCAGTTTGGGCAGCCATAATTGCGTCTCCCGCGGTCCCCGGTGTGAGTGCGTGATTGTGTACCATGAGACTATTTTGTCTAGCATTTCCAATACCGGCACTCACCACTTCCAGGTAGGCTTCGGGTTGTGTTGATCCGATACCAACTCTACCATCACTTCGTAAAGTGAGGATATCAATTTCATCACTATAATCATCATTTGCGAGATAGATATCAAATCGTGTTCTCGATGCCCCGGATTCTGCGTTGTGTTTTCCAAGTTTAAATGTAGCCCTCGCACCATAACTACTCTCAGGTCCCTCGCGACACAGATGCATGACCGCTGCGTCATCGTCCACGCTGTCAATCACGTCGCTATTTGTTACAACGAGAGGTGTCCCCAAATGGTTAAAAGTATTTCTATTCACAACCTGATTGTTTATGAACACCGTACCACCAGAAGTATGAAGTCGTCCCTCCGGTGCGGCCACACCTATACCCACATTACTCGTCTCAAGGATAGTCATCTTTGGTGTGCCCATAGTGGGTGTCGTATTCACATAAAAGTTGAGACCCTTCCCCGTGCCCACAATGTTCTCAACCCGATTTTCCCCATTTGGAACACTCGTATATGTGCGCATAGCAATGTTCCCTGTAGACCCCCATATGTTACCGGTCGCCACAGTATTACTTCCAATCACATAAACATTACCGGCAACTGTAAGTCTCTCCGTGGGGTTGGTGTTTGCGATACCAACAAAACCATTTGATGTAATTCGCACCCTCTCAGTATTCTTTGTTTTGAATCTTATATTTTGATTGGCACTTGAGGTACTCGCGCCGTATATTTCTATGGAGCTTACATTTGACGCAGTTGGACCGGATTTAAGTATGAGTACATTTGATGTACTGTCACCACCGAATCTGTCTGCGTGGATAACTAAGTTTGAACTTGAAAAGACCATCTCAGTTGTAAGATTTGTAGTTGCTGTATTTCCCAAAACTCTGAGAGTATTCACGGCGGTTGTATTCGCAAATATTTTTGCTCCGATAGCCAATGTATCTGTGGGAATCAAGTTTGAAATACCAGATGGAGCCGTACCCGTAGTGCGCAACGCACTCATTTGAACATTACCACTTATGCTCACAGGATTCGCAGCTGTTGCGTCTAATACAAGGAGGTTACCCGCACGTAGACCCGTTGATCCAAGTATGAGACCCTTGGCGTACACATTACCATTCGCATACACAACATTTGAATTCGTGTCATCGATAAAGACATTTGAACCTACACAGAGATCGTGTGTTGGAAAGGTGTTTGCAGCACCAATATTGTTTGATGTATAGATGTCGCCATACACGTGAACATTTACTAACTTCGTATCATCCACATTAATTGTATCGGCGTTATATCCTCCATATGCATCTGTTTGAAAAAAGGCCATCTCCCGACCCCTATCACCTGCGACAAAACCGAGGGCTACATTTGAATATCCGGCACCGGGTGTCATCACGATTGCCGTTTCTCGTGATAATACATCATTTCCAAATCCGGAGTGAATCACTACATTAGCGACCCTCAAGTCTTGTGTAGCTATATAAGTCGCAGTTTCTGTGACTGTAATATTACCTGTCACCGAGATGTTACCCACAAGGTTATAATACCCTTCTTGGTACACATTACCCTTTAACATCATCACATTAGATCCTTGATTAAATATACCAACATTGCTTCCAGCATACAGATTTGATCCTTTGATGCCACCCACGATCGTCAAAACATTTGAGTCTAACTCTTGAATAACAAGATTTGACCCAGATGTGGTAAGTCTATCTGATACAATGACATTAGTCGCAACTAAGTTACCACTGACTGTCATGAGATCACGACCCGTCAAGTCAATGGCCACTTTTGTTGATCCACCACTATTAACCTGAAAAGCCTTCGTTGGGTTGGTTGTCCCAATGGCAAGCTGATCCGTGACAAAGAAACGCTCCGCCTTACCACGCCCCTTGAGGTCAAGCACGATTGTATCCGTCTCATCTACAAAAAACTTGTCCCCCACCGATAAAGACTTTGTTGGTACCGTATTCGCTATACCAAGGCGTCCTTTTGTACCCAAGTCATCAACAAGCAGAAGTTCATTCGCTTCAACTTCTTTCGTCAAAATACTCTTGACACCCGTAAGAGTTTCTTGTTCAACGGGTTCTGCGTCAAGATTTGCCACATAAATCTGTTCGAATCTTGCAGTTCTTCCCATTTATACATTAGTTGCCGAATAAAATTCCAGCCAAACCATCCTTGATCCTGAGTACATTATAGTTTAGGGCGAACACACTGATGTCATCTTGATCCCCTCTAAAGTTACCCTTTTCAACACCACGAAGTATCAGCTTTGCGTTATCAAGTCTACTGAAATTACACGTTCCTGATGGATTGTAGTCTGATGCGTTTAGTCCAAAGTGATACACAAAGTATCGTGTATACATAAGATCCTCAGAGTCTACACGGAAATCTGTCTTACCATATTTTGATTTATAATAGTTTTGAACCGTGTGGAAATATGTAGGACTCATATTTTCGAGGAGGGGTGTTCCATTTATATGGATGTCCGCATTTTTGAATGTAAAACGATCATTTGTTGGATCAAGATTTGTAGCGGAATATCCGAAAAATATAGACTTCACCGGGTGGTTAAAAGTTCCTATGTCCAAATCATTGTATCCACCACTTTCGATTGTATTGTCAACAACATTTGAGAGTGGAAATTCAACCCTTTGAGTTTGTGTAATAATCAGATCCATCTGTCTCTTGACGAGGGATTCTCTCTCCTCCTTGTCCAAGTATATATAGTTTCCATATACATTGATTCTCTTTTGTGATGCCCCATATCCCACGAGACTTGTCTCATCAAAATTGATCCTCACTTCAACCTGATGATGTGCCAGGGAAACAAGAGGTAAAAATGCTCCGTGATCACAAAAGAAAAAATGAAGTGGTTGGAAGTTGCGATTTGAAATACTTGTCTTATTTGTAAGTTCTTCCTGCTTTGCCCAACTGTCTGCTAAATAGTTTGGCCAGATATCAGCATAATAATCATAGTGTTGGGAATCTATCTTCTGACCCCCTATATAAAGATCAATCGTTGAGTTGTATAATAGGTTCGATGAAACATTTGAGTTTTTTTCAAGCCCCTCAAACCAAAGACAATTTATGAGATCACCCAAAACTGGGACAGTAAAAACTGGATCTCTGTCAGTGATAGTCTTAATAAGTTTTGGGGCTTGGGAAAAGTTTGTATGTCTCGTAAACTTCATACGGAAGAATGAGTGACCCTCTTCACTATTTATATACATATCTTGAGCACCCTTGGAGACAAGTTGAATTAATGCACCAGACATTTAATTTATGATCAGATTATAAAAATAGACACTTTCCCTGAGGGAAGTCATCTTTCTTTTCTTCTTCGGTAACCTTACCGTGGATCTTGAAACCACCCTGGCGGTACACCTTCATTCGCTTGTAGTACATAGCTGTAAAGAGAGACCAGGGATCGTGGATATCGTAGATGTGTGGATTGTTCTTCTTCCCCTTGGTCTCCCTCATAATACGACCTATGCTTTGAGTTATATCTGACTTGGGTGACGCCAATATGACCGTATCAAGAGTTGGTATATCGAGGCCTTCGTGGGCTTGTGAAAAGGTTGCGAAGATGATCTTCTTTTGGGAAGACGCCTGGAGATCTGCCTCCTTCATACCACCCATATAGAGTCCAGAGGTCTTGGGAAAGCATTGGTGAAGCATCTCACAATGCCATCTACGATCACTGAGGACAAGGAGTTGCCGTGTCCCCGCTGAAGCTTTCTTGACAAGTTCGACCAACATCTGATTTCTCTTTCTATCTTCAACTATCTCCGTAATCATATTGGGCATTGAGATTTTACCATTTCTCATTGAGGGTGGTGGGTTTCGGTAATTGAATGATTCATATGTCACTGTGAATACCTCAACCTGTTCTTGGTTTTTTCTCTCCACCGCGAAAAAGGTGGGCCCCATAAACCAATGAAGGACTTTGGTGAGACCATCTTTTCTTTCAGGTGTTGCGGAGAGACCAAAGATATGCTTGGGGCACATCTTGAAGAGGGATTGACTGAATACCTTTGCGCATATGTGATGGGCTTCATCCACAATGAGAGTCCCAATGGAATCAAAGTCACTGAATGAATACTCTTTGAGGGAGAGTGATTGAAGCATCGCAATGACAAAGTCACACTCCACCTCTTTTGTATTCTGTTGAACAATACCAATCGTAGCGCCTGGACAAAACTGTTGAATTCTCTCCCTCCACTGATCTGCCAAGAACTGTTTATGGACAACAATCATTGTACGATACCCCAACTTACACGCTATCGCCAAGGATACGGTGGTCTTCCCGTAGCCACACGGGAGACTAAGTACCCCGTGACCTGCCTTAAGAGCTGCTGATAATGCTTCATTCTGGTGTGTTGTGTCTCGTAGTTGTCCAACAAACTTGACTTTCGTTCGGACTGGCTCGGGGCGTCTGTCCTCTTTAGGTTGTCCAACCCGATCAACTCCATAGAATCTTGGAACGCACACTCCATTCTTAGCTGCTCTAAAAACCTTGAAAGGCGGTGGGGGAAATCCATAGTCTCCATTCACGATAGGTCTTACTGTGAGCTCCTTTTTAATTTCCGTGATTGGCCCCTCAGTCACAAGGTAGCCAGTCCTCGTTAACATTTATATATTAAAGAATTGAAACTTTATATAACTACAAAATGCCAAGTGTTGACGTGGAACAAAATATTAGGCAACTCCAAGACACCATTGAAAAAATGACCCAGGAACTATTCCGCCTTCAAGGATCTCTTCGGGTTTTTATGGATTTCAAGAGGAGTGGTCTCAAGGTTGTTGAGCTCCCACACGAACCCAGAGAAGAGGGGGAACTTCAAGCCGAGGAATCCATCGAAGAAGTTGCCGAGTCAAGCACCCAAGAATAACCACTGTAACCGCCGACGTTCCAAACACCTTTAAAGTCGACGACGACTTCAACTTCATCACCTTTTATAAGAGACTGCACAGGTTGTCCACGGACTTCACACATCACTCTCCTATAACGGAATGGAACCTTCACCGTGAGAACTCGTCCATCGAGGGGATTATCTATACGTGGATTTTGAATGAGACGTGCCTTGTTTATATGCATTCTATCTACAATTTGGGCGCATCTTTCAGGAATGACCAAACGAATATACATTTTCTCGTTATGGTCATACATGGGTGTATGGACTTGGGCTAGAAACTTCATTGGTTTCTATTACGATATATTAGGATTAAAACTATAAGCACTACAAGTGTCACTGATATAACTTGGGTAAGAAGGAGGGGATTCAGTGGTTCTCTGGTTCCAAATGTGGTGTGACTGAGGGATCGTGAGACCTCCACCGCTGCCTCAATACTTGAATATGGGGTGTGTCTCGGAGACATCATACCACACATAGCTACGTGGGGGCATTCACCATAGAAGGGGAGTTGACCATAGAGGCTGAGCACACCCGAGGATTGGGAGAATTGCCAACGCTCACCATCCCAATTGGCACCCCATCCAAACCTGATTTGTTTTGGGAGGGGTACGTCCAATTGTTCGAGAACCCGAACCCTCAACTCCTCGGGTGGTGTTGTGAGTATGTCCTCGGTGAGATCGCAAATCACACATGACACGGTGTATCCATCCGCAAGGACAACGGGTTGGAGGTTCCACGTCGTTGAGGCTGCGATTTCAAGGTCATCCCCCAACTTGACAGGTTCATCAAAATCGAAGAGTACATTGATCGCTCCATAGGTACTCTCTCGGACTTTCTTCTCCGCATCGGGTCCCCAATTGTCTCCAAGGAACTTGAGAGCTGGACTATTGTCAAGGCAAAGGAATAACATCCCATCATCAATTTGGGTTTCATCCACAAATTCAGCTCTAAAACCGTTAGGAAGATATTCAACTTTGCTAAGTTCTTTTTCAAATTGAAACTCCACACCAACCTTCTCGAGAGCCTCCTGCATTGCGTCACACATCACCCGACCAGACCCCTTTTGAGTACATTGCTTGGAGAGACCCACGTAGTCAAAACTTTTCACAAACTCATAGGCGGACATTGTCTCCCACGTGACACCATCCATAATGAGGGGAAGATGCTCGAGGACTGCCTGTCCACCCTCTGTCAACTCACCAAGAGCATCCTTGAGGGACACCCCTCTGTACTTTTTGGGTTGTGACAGTACTCTCACAGCAAGGGATGTGAGAGCTCCATAATCTTTCAATTTGAGTTGACGCAAGATAAAGCCATAGAGATCCTTCTCGGCAGGTTCAAAGATATCATTCCAATGTAGTCCCATCTCCTTAAAAAGACTTTGGGTATTTACAAAAGCCTTGTCAAAAACTATTCTATGTGCGTGAAGATCTCTCGGCCCCTCTTCTGGTTCCCACCAAGAGCCACCTGCGGAAGTCTTTCTGTCATAGATTGTAATGTCATGATCACCTGACCTGAGTATTTCCCAAGCGAGGGACATCCCCGTTGGACCAGCACCAATGATATGAACTTTCATTCTACTTTTAATCAATAATTTAAATCAAACCAGTCTCCTTGCGTTCTTCTGGAGTCTTGATGGCATACATCACAGAGATGAAGATGGTGGTGGCGATGACCGCATACTCAATGTCTTGGGTCGCACTGAACGCAATCAACATGAGAGAGATGAAACGGAAAATCTTATTGTTGAAGAGGGTCTTGAGGTTTGCGGGGATCTTGATCGCGTTACCAGCGAAGAGACCCTGGTACAAGATGATGAGGGTAAAGAGAATGGGTTGGGCTTTAATCACGGCTTCAGTTGGGGTACTGACGGGTCCGAGGAAGCTGTTGAGTTTGGGCATTTATAGTAATCCAAGATATTAAAAATTAAAAGATTTGTGTATAGTAGGATGCTATGCGTTGCCAATCATAAACCACTGAGGAGTCCTCCTCCACAAAAGGTAAAGACTTGGAAGTTTGCCGCCAAATTTGTATGGAAAAATACTTTTGTAAAAGACAAGGCACAACTTGGGTCATGGACGAGGGATCAACTTTTGGAACTTGGACCAACTTTTGTGAAATTGGGACAAATCGCATCTACAAGAGCGGACTTGTACCCCCCAGAATTCACAAAAGAATTGGAATCCTTACAAGACAATGTTCCACCGGTGGATTATGATGTTGTAAAAGATGTTGTACATTTAGACTACTTTGCCGAGTTTGACCCTATACCATTCAAGTCTGCGAGTATTGGACAAGTACACAAAGCTACTCTAAAGAATGGTAAGGATGTCATCGTCAAAGTGAAGAGACCGAACATATACGAGATAATGAAGACGGATACAGACAATGTTCGTGAGATTGTGCGCTTCCTTGAGAGAGTTGGAGTTGATACTGGGAATAGCTCTGAGTTTGTTCTCAACGAATCCATCGAGTATCTTTTGGGAGAAGCCAACTACGCACAAGAAATTGAGAATGCTGTGCGTTTCAGAAAGAATATGAAAGGTGTAAAGTGGTTGAAAGTTCCAAAGGTGTACACGGAGTTTTGTACCGATGACACAATCGTGATGGAATATGTGGAGTCTGAGAAACTTACAGCGTTGACAGATCCCTCCATAAATAAAAAGAAGATATGTGAAGCCCTCATCAATTCCTATGTGATTCAAACTATGGATAAGGGGTTCTTTCACGCAGATCCACACCCAGGTAACTTGGGATTTTCCACCAAAGGGAAACTGGTCTTCTACGATTTTGGTCTCATTGTAGATCTATCTGAGGAACTCCGTGATGGATTCAAGCAACTCTTCGGATGTATAATAGATAAGGACACGAAAGGGATTGTTCAAATTCTTGTGAACCTTGGTGTGATAATACCTATGAGTTCAGATCTTTCAGATATTGAACTCTTTTTTGAAACAGTTTTGGGGTACCTTGAAACCCTCGATGGGTCAAATATAATAAACGATGATATCGCTGTACAACTCGCGGCTGAAAAGCCGTTCATGGTACCCACAAGTTTTATATATTTAGCAAAATCCTTCTCCCTCATAGAGGGGATATGTCTCCAGTTGGATCCAGACTTCAACTACTTTACCTATCTGGAACCCATGATAAAACAACAGTTTGTAGAATCCATAGATATCCAAGATGCTCTCATGAAGACGGCCGAAATGCCGGCGAAAATACGAAATATAAGTACGGCTGTTTTGGGTTTGGAGAAATCCAAAGCATCCATGAAGCGATCAATGTCTAAAACGAGACAAGAGATCCGTATGGTGCAGTATAGTATTGTGAGTGCTCTCATGGCACATCAGTTTGATGACACACCTTTGGCGATGGGGTTTGTTTTGTGTACACTATGGTTTGCCTTCAGTTCTCGTAAAAATCGATAGCGACGTCCTCCTTCTTGGAGGTAGATCCCTTGAAGAACTCTTGGTGTTCTCTAAAGATTTCCTTGACGCGTCGCTGTTCATCGCGGCTAATATCCGATAACTTCTCACGGATCTTACCCACGTCCGCGTCACTGTTCTTCTTCATCTTCTTGCCAAACTTCTTGAAACGGTTGGTCTTTGCCGCAAAAGTAATAGAGGTTGTAAGTGAAAACATCTTTGTTAGTTACATTCTAAGGACATTTAATTTTTAAGCGCTTCAATTTTTCTTCAAATTCTCGGCGTTCACCTGGCGACTCAATTGGGGTGCCATTGGCGAGAGCCTCAATCTCTGGCCCTGTGAGATGCATCGCATTGACTCTAAAGTCCTTGAATGCCTCCATCGTGATAGGGACGAGGGGTTCAACCAAGTCATAAATGGCGTTCGCATAGTCCCTAATCTCCTTCTGTGCGTGGTCATCCATACGGAGATGGAGATAGTGCATCAAATTGTGGAGGTTGATCTTCCAATAGAATTCGGTGTATGTACACTGTGGGAGGTTGCCCCGTGCCTGCTCCCGACAGACACCTTGCTCCAAGAGATCCTCATAGACCTCAAAAGAATGTTCTAAGTGTTGGCCAACCATCTGGGTTCGCTCTTCATCGACCTCCACGATACCCTCCGAGCCCTGGTTATTTATCGCAGACTGACCTCGTAAAACCCCGGGGTTGTAGTACTGTTTCGGTACGACGGAGTAGCGGGCGGAGAGCTCGTTAACGGAGGCTGTTCGATGTCGAAAGTGCTGTCTCGCGATGTATAGGGGCATTTTGATATGAAATTTGAATTCCACCATTTCGAAAGGGGTCGTGTGCCAATGTCTAAGCAAGTACCTGAGGAGTCCTCGGTCTCCGCGGGAAGACTTTGTCCCATCTCCGTAGCTGACTCGGGCTGCTTGGACGATTGACGTGTCCAAATCTTCTCTCGGCATGTGATCAACCAATCGTACAAATCCGTGGTCCAAGACATCTTTTTGCATA